GCTTGGTTACCGCTCTGCCGCAATGCCTGCGTCATCGCAATAGCTTCGGGCAAACAAGCGTTCCGATACTTCCCTGCGAAGTAAGGCTGGTCTACTGGGGGATTCGTGGCGCACCCCGCCAACAATAAGGCGATCAGCGGGGCAACGATACGCATTAGCTCAACGCGGCGGCAAGCTGCGCTCCAGTTGTTGCGACAGTCGAAGAGTTCTTGAGGCGGGTTCCGATAGCACCGCTGGTAGTTAAAGCGGATGTCTGGGTATCCCAAACACCAGCAGCCGTAAGAGTGGAGACAGGAACCTCGTTCGTGCCGTCCCAGATAATCTCACCAGATCCTACATTCGTGCTGCTCGCAATAAACGCAATCTGATAAGTGCCAGCAGAGCCTGTCATATTCCCCGAATAGAAGCCGGAAGAACCGACTTCTGTCAGCGAGATTGCGGAACCGACTGCCGCCCCGCCTTGATAGCGTTGCGCTGTGACTGTAAGCCCGCTGGTAGCGAGCGCGATGTTAAGTTCGTTTGCCATATATCTTTAGTATTCCAATTCCACTCCTTGGCAATATGCCTTCCACTCCCAGTTTTCGGAAGTGATTCCTGTGACTGTGATTTTGAGAGAATCGTTCGTGTTGTCTGCGCTTACATCAACAACTGTTCCTGATGGATTATCCGATCCAATTTGAACAGGGCCAAATACCGCGCTTGTCGTTCCACCAACATTCTTGATTGCAAACTGGCGGACATAGTTGGCAACGCTGCTTCCGTCGTCCTGCGAACCAATAATGTTGATTAAAAATGAATACGCCTTGCCGCTAGGTATTGTGAAACGAGAACTTGATCCATCTAAAAACAACTCTGTTGGCGTGTTGTTTGTAGTGCTATTGCGCAAAACAAACGACCTTGTTCCTGCGGTGTCTTGTGAAATAGGAATGCCAATCATGTGTAGCTTAATGTTTCCCTGTCGGACCAAGCACCTGTTGCGCTTGTCTCCGTTAGGATTTCTCCCGCAGAGTCTATTGTTGTTTTGTAAATTGTCCAGTCATTTGAATCTTCGGCATCTCCCTCGCTAGGGTAGTCTTCCCAAGCTAGTCTCCCGATGTATAGCGTCAGACCGTCCGCGCTGGTAGCGGATAGAAAAAGATAGAGCGAGGGATCACGCGGCCTTGCAAGCCGGAACACCTCGCCGCTATCGTCTTTGCTGTAAAGCCTGCGGTCAACTAGGTTAATCGCAAGCTCTCCAGCTTCTAGGTCTTGTGCCGCAGGGGTTCGCCCTGCGACACTTGACCGTTTCAGTTTAATCGTGGTCGGCACGATCCTTCAATTAGAAGCTTCCGCCGTCAATCTCGCCTTCAAGAGCGGCGATGCGGGATTCGTGATCCGCAACATCAGTCTCAAGGCTGGTAGCGCGTCCTTCAATGGCGTCGATGTCGCTTTCGGCGGTATCAAGGCGTCCTTCGGCTGCGGTAATGTCGGACTCAGCGGTGTCGAGGCGTCCTTCAGCGGCGTCCACATCGCTCTCAAGCGTAGTGGCGCGGCCTTCAAGGGCATCAATGTCGGACTCGGCAGTCGTGACGCGGCCTTCCAGAGTGGAGGCGCTGGACTCGATAGCGGCGATGTCGGACTCAACCACATCAAGGCGACCTTCGGCGGCATCCATCTCACCTTCAAGGGTGGTGGCGCGACCCTCGACATTGGTAGCGCGGGTCTCCAAGGCGTCGATGTCGGACTCGGCGGTGTCAACACGACCAGTCAGGGTAGTAGCAGCAGACTCAATCGCCGTAATGTCTCCCTCAATTGACGAAAGGCTGTTCGCCACAGTCGAGGCGAAGTTAGCGTCGTCGTTGAGAGCAGCGGCGAGTTCGTTCAGCGTGTTGAGCGCCTCGGGAGCAGCGTCGATGACGTTGCTGATAGCGGTGTCTACGTAGCCCTTAGAAGCCGCATCCGTCGAGGCAACGGGGGTAGCAACGTTCTCGATAACCACGGAACCAGCGTCAATACCACCAGAGAAGGTTTTCTTCCCAGTGATGGTCTGCGCAGAAGCTTTGTCAACGAACGCGCCTTTACCACCGATGACTTCGATGGAAGTGCCGTTGCCGATGTAGAGCTTCTCGTCTACGAAGTTGTGTGCCAACTCACCAGCGAGCAGAGCGCCAGGAGCGCCAGCCGCGCCAGAGAGGCGGCGTTTGATACGGATATTAGTAGCCATATTATTATTTCTTTCTTTGTTGTTTGTTTAAAGTTGGAGTTACTTGGCTCCAACCCTTCCTTGCGAAAGTGTCGTTGTTTTAAAACTCCCCGCCGTCGTTGTCAACTCTGAGTGGGATATAATTGTTTTGCGCGGCATTCCACAGATAGGGAAGACCTTGCTCTTCTTCAAAGTAAATCTTTCCCTTCTCTCCTGTGGCGGGAAAATCGGAAACAGTTTGGTATGTAACAACATCGTCAAATTGAGACGGGATGCTACTCGTGTCTACGATTCCTTTTTGTTCGACAACTCGTCCGTTGTAAATGACTTTCATACTTGTTAAGGTGCGTCTGCGTTTACGATGTTGTTGTCTCCGTCTAGGCAGAAGCGGATGATGCCGGAGCCTGATGGGGTTGGATAGCTCGCGCCCGCCCCGATAAGACGGCATGAGATGAGTTCACCGCCAAAGTAACCACCGCCTCCTCCAAAACTATTTATTCCAGCTACGCAATTTTTACATTTACCGATAAAATCATTTTCAAAACCAAAACTTTCATCTCCAGCAACACAGGAATTAAATGTTCCATTAACTTCAAATATACCACCGCCACCAAAGCTATTATTCCCACCAACGCAATTCTCAAACACTTGCAGCGGCTTATCGCTTCCAATCTTAAACTCTTGCGACCCAACAGAAATCCCACTCACACGCACATCGTTCGCTGTAACATTCAGCGTGTTATTGGTGACAATAACTGCGGGGGATTGGAACTGTGCGCCGAGTCCTACGATGTCTACATACTCTGCATCAATCGCTAGCTCGGAAGATAGCGAGTAGGTTCCTGGGACAATAAACATCGTTCCGCGATTTGTTGCGCTGCGGAAGAATGGATGTTCGATACCGTGTCCTGCATTGTAGAGTGCGGTGACCTCGGCATCTGTGAGCGCGCGCCCCCAAACCCCAAGCGCATCTAATTGACCTTCCCAATAATCAAAAATCCCACCAGAGGAACCCATATATGCAAGTCCTGATCCAGCATTTGCATAACTTGTAGATAGCGTAAATTTTTGATTGTCTAAATAAATGTAATTTTGAGACTCATCTAAAACAAAAACGCAATGATGCCAATTTCCATCATTAACACCGCTTCCAGCAAGCTCCTCTCCTTCAATTCCATTAACGCGCAATTCCCCCGTATCTACAAACTGCAATTGCTGATTAGAATTTTCAAAAATTACATTGAATGATTCAGTCGATGTTGTTTTAACCCAAGCAGATACTGTTTTTGCCGTGTTTTCTATATCTGTAGTAAAATAATTTGTTCCATCAAATGTTGCTGCATTTCCAACTTTACCATTAGAAAAAGCTACACCGCCATTATTGGTCAGAGTATTTCCATTTCCAGAAGCATCTGAAGTATCGCTTAAATTGTAAAAAGCCAACAACCCATTCAATAGCGAAGATGAAGTTGATGGCGTATAATTCTTAATCTGAGAATACTTTTCAGCAAGATTGTCTGTCGGTTTTACAAGAATGTAATTCGGGTCAGACGATGCGACCTTCGCATCTAGCGCAGACTGAAGCCCGTTAACATCAGAGATATCAATGTTAGCCCCGTTTACCGCACTTGCGTAGGTATTCTGCGCAATCTTGAACAGCAGGTTGTGCTGCCCGTCTCCGTGCTTGGGTTGCGTCTCGCCTGTATTGGAGGCGATTTTAGCAAGGAGATTGAGTTGCGAGTCGTTAAGCTGTGGAGCCTGTGCCATGTTACGCTAGTCCTGCGCGTTGACGCAAACGATCTTGGAACGGCACTTCTTCTTCCATCTCTTCCTCTTCCTCCATCTCGCCTTCAGGCATCTCTTCCTCTTCCTCTTCTTCCATGCCGAGAGGATATCCGTCAACAGAGACGAGCTTAAACTCTCCTTCTCCGTCGTAGCGAACTTTTGCGAGGACTTCTTTCTCGTCGCCCTCTTTCATATCGGCGTAGTCAAAACCCTCTGGAGCCTTGAAATCAACCTCTTCGCCTTCGGGCTTGCCGCCCATACCGATAACAACCGCCATTCCGCCTTTACCTTCGTTCTTCATAATATTCGATCTTTCTGGTTGAGGTGCGGAGAGGGATCGAACCTCCCCGCACCTATGCTAGCTTTACGCTACCTAGTCCTTACGAGCAGGACTGATAGACCGTGGCGGGCGAGCAGCGGAGGTGCATGATAGCATAACCCCACTCAACACGCTTCGGTTGGGAACCCTGCATGAACAGAGCGTAGAAGTATCCGGTCAAGCCAAGGATGTTGTTCACATTGTCCTTGTTGTTGATCCAGATGAACTCGCCGCGATAGTTCACGGGGTCGAACTTCAAGCCAGAACCAGGGCTGGTGATGACTTGGGCGACACGCGAAGTGAAGACGTGCGGGTTGTAGATGATGCTGACCTCGTAGGGCGCAGTGCGATAGGCGGGATTGACAATCGCCTTGTTGCCCGTGGTCGCAGCGGCATTCGCGTAGAACGGAACGCGAACGAACTGGCCGTTCACGAAGTTGTAGCGAGGAGCCTGACGGTCAACGATGTGAACGAAACCGCTGTAGGCGAAGGAAGCGCCGAATGGTTTGATCAGTTCGTCAACCTGCGAGGAGAAGCGGAGGTCTTGACGGATGTCAGCGTTCTGCTTCTTGAGGTAGTTCGATGTTTCAGGGGAGCAGATGAGCGCGTATTGAGGCTCACCGTCAACCATCGCGTAGTTGCCTTCGGCGGAATCGCGGGCCAGATCGAGATAGAACTGGTCAAGCATACCTTGGTCGAGAGCGAAGGTCGGAGCAACGGCTGGGAAAGCCTGATCCGAACCGCTGACAGACATCGCAAGCGTGTCGTTGACGTCGGTGACAACCTTGTTGCCGCAGAGACGAATGAATTCGTCGCGGTAACGGTTGCTCCAAAACCACTGGCTGTTCTCTTTGAGAACCTTGACTTCGCCAGCGAGTTGCTCTTCAGCCTTCCACGCGGTGCGGAGATCGTTCACGCAGAAGCCGGGGCTACGGATAGCGGCTTGCTGGAGGTTGTAGCTCTTGAGAGTGCGGGCAAACTCAACAGTCTGGGGAGTCGGGTTGCAGGAGTTGCCTGTTCCGTCGTTGGTTCCGACATCTTCCCAAGCAGTCGAGGACACATTGCCCACAGTCGAACGCTCTTGGATGAGGGTCTGAATGGACTCACCCATTCCGGCAGGGAAAGTGTCCTGCTTGATGAGGCGGTTCCACACGTCGGTTCCGATAAGTTTCGCGGAGATCATTTCTCCGATACGGCCAGCTTCTTGCTGGAGCTGCTGATTCACATCAGCGAGATTGTATTGAGACATTTTAGTATCTTTCTAAATTATTGTTAATTGCAAGTTCGCCAAATCCGCATCTGCGGAAACGGCATTTTCTCTGTCTCCTCCGAGCCACCGAGAAGCCCTTTCGGGTTTTTTAAGCTCACAATTACTTTTACTATGCTTGCGGAACACAGCCTCCGTGACACCTTTTTCAACAGGTTAGTCAACCCTGCAATGTGAGAACTAATACATATTGTTGAACTGTTCAAGAACTTTCTTAAAGAAAAACGCCTTGCAGTATTTCTACCACAAGGCGTTTCCAGCGATGACAACCACCAACGAAACTTATGCTACCATCCGCGATACCATTCCTTTGATAAAATCTTCCGTATCTACCTTGGCGTAGTCTACGGGTTTGTTGGTATCCTGCGGCGAACGAGGTGACGTTCCTCCAGCGGCAGGCGCAGCCCCTCCACGTAGTTTAACGTTCTCGTTGCGGATAGTCTCAAGCTCTTTCTGGACGCTTGTCAATTGGTCAACAAGGTCTGGAAGGATTGCCGCTCCAGCGATGCCGTAGACCTTCAAGTCTTCCGGCCATTCGTCGTATCCCATAATCTCCTGCTGGAGTTTTTCGACGTTAGGTCGCTTGTCCTCCGGAAGAAGATTGAAGACCTTCTCGCCAAGCTTGGGGATAACTGTGTTAATCGCAGTCTCGCGTTGAGCGAAGTATTGCTTGTATGCTTCTTGACGCTCTTGCTCCTCACGTTGCATGGATGCCTCGTAGGCTGCGCGGCTATTCTCCTCGATCTCCAATTTGCGGTTGTTGATCTGCAAAAGATTGTCGGCTAGTTGGTAAACCTTCTGACGATCCCGATCAGGCCAATCAGCCACAAGCTCTTCAAGAAGCTTGCCGTTACCGTTAACATCAGCCTCCAGCGCGTCAACGATTGCGGAGCCGTCCACATCGTTGCGCTTGGCGTAGAAGTCAACATCGTCAAACAACTTGTTCAGAGGTTGCGTGACATACTCCTTATACTCTCTGGATGCTTGAACGCGAGTCATGTAAAGCTCGCCGTCGATAGCTTCTCGCTCGGCCTTGATCTCTTCGATTTGCGCCTTGAGTGTTTCAATCTCCTTGCTTGTAGACTCAAACTCTTCTCCGCGCTTCTTGAGTTCGGAAAGCTCCTTCTGCGCAGCCTTCAAGTCTTTCTCTGCTTGCTTCAACTCTTTCCAACGAATCTTTGATTTGTCGTCTGAGGGTTGAGGCTCTTCAGATTGTTGCTCTTCGGTCTGCGCGTCTGGAGTCTGTTCCGTTTTTTGCTCTGGTTTTTCTGGAGCGGATTCCATCTTTTCCTCTTGCTTGATAGCGTGAGAAGGAATCGGCTCGCTCGGATTGGGTGGACGTTGCGTCAGAGTCGATTCTGCATTGAGATCGTTCCGAGCAATACTATCCAATGCGCCGCGCAAATTGATAATTGCGGAGTCTGTGGAGACTGGCGCTTCTGTCGGTTGCTGTGTATCCATTTGTCCTTTCTATTGTTTACTTCTTGATACCAGCACGGTGACGCGCACCCCACGATTTGCCTTTGGTGGCAACGCTGGACTTGCTGGACATTTTCTTCGCCTTGACCATTGGTTTGGCAATGCGACCGCTTTCTTTTTGCATCATTTTCATGTTGTTACTCCGGTTGTTGGTTGATTTGTGAGAGCCTTTCAGCCTCGTTGATTTCGTCCACAGTATAAAGTCCTGTGGCGAAAAGTCGTTCCCTAGCCTGCTTGATGTATTCCTGCTCAAGCTTTCCGTCCTTGACGTTGGGGCGCTTGGCTAGGTTTTGCAGTTTGTTGAAGAATTCGTTTGCTCCGATGGATTTGCCAGCCTCAAGAGATAGCGCATCACGCATATCCACGTCTGGACGGAACGCTGGCTCTTTCGGAAAGGATTCTTGTCTAACAATAAACAACGCCTCTTTAAGAACAGAATCGTCAAGCAACGCGGCAAGGCGATCCATCTTGTCCGAATTCATTTGAAAGAGTTGTCGTGCCGTCACGCTCTAATTCCTTCCCGTTGAATCTTGCTGGCAGCTTCCGCATCGCGGATAGCCAACTTCTGATTTGCTTCTTGTTGCTTCATAATCATCTTTTGCTGGTGGGCTTGGTAGTCCATCTCCAGCTTTGCTTGACGCTCTGCACGTTGGGCTTCGATTTTGGCGAGGATGTCCGGCGAGATTCCTCCTTGTGCAGCTTCAACAGCTTGTCCTTGCGCCATAGCGGCCTGCTGTGCTTCCATTTCTTGAGCTTGCAAACGTTGCACCTTGAGCGTTCCGTTGTGCAGAATCTCGTCGGCCTGTTGGAGCATCTTGCGGAACATTGCGGATTCTTGACGCAGAAGCGGGTCTTGAGACATCCGTTCGACGTGCTGTGCCATGTGTCCGTTAAGATTGTTGATACCCGGCAATACTTGAGCGATGGACATCGGATCAACTTCCAAGGCATCCTGCGTTTGCGTAACAAGCGGGTTGAGTGCTTCGGCGTGAACCTTGGCGTGAACGAGATCGTTCTGTCCGTCGAGGACTTGAATCTGACCGCCCTGAATAAGCACATTGTTTTCAACTTGAGCAAGAGAGGCGTCCCAAGTAGGCGTCTCTGTTTCGCCTGGAGCAATTGCGTAGCGGGATGCGTTCTCGTATCCAGCCGTTTCGGAGGCGATATCCCAGATAAGATTCTTTTTACCGAAGTCGGGAAGAGAGCCGAAGATCGCCATCAATCTGTCGTAGGCAACCATTCTTGCCGCTTCCGATCCTGCGCCGACTGGCTTTGTAATACGAAGCCGATCAACGTCTAGGCTGTAGAATGCTTGGAGATAACGATCCTTTGCGCCGAATCCTTCCGATCCACGCATAAGCAAACGCTTCTTGAGTTCGGAGATATACTTGCCGCCAGGTTCTCTTGCATCGTAATCGCGGCGTTTCATCCTGCTAACCATTTGACGCATCAGGCTCTCCCAAGGGTCAAAAAACAAGTTAAGTGCGGAGACGGACATCTTCGCAATGTTGCTGAGTTCTGCGCGAACCTGAGTTGCTGACTTCTCGATGCTCGTATTGACCAAGGATTCCGTGTTGTATGCCGATGTTCTTTCGCGGAAAAGTTGGGTAAACGCATTGACGATTGGCAATGTGCCGTTCGATACATTGGGAACTATAGTATCCTTAATGACCTCAATACCGGGAGAAAGCAAATTATAAACTCCATTTGGGATGAACTGCATTTCCTGCAATGCCGTCTCGTCCTTGGGCTGGAATGTAGGCGCACTTCCAAAGGATGCAATCTCAAGCAACGAGCAATACGCTCTGTTAAGCGCACCGTTAATTGCGAACACATCATACCCTTGTCCACGGACGCCGTGATAGTAGCCATTCGTTCCGACTCCGTAGGTGAAAACCGTGTAGGCTTGGTAAGCGTTCTCAAAGCGACCGATCTTCTTGTAGAGGAAGTCCTGCGCTCCGTTGTCGTCCACGATCATGAAGTGGCTTACCTTCTCGTCAAATTCACGCACCCACAAATGGACAACGCGGATGGACTGCTGGTTTGCGGCTTGTGTTGTAAAATACAAGTCGTTGTTACGCAGTTCGATTTCAAGTTTCTCCCAGTCGTATTGGCGGAAGTTGTAGTAATTGTTGTTGTTATTGACGCATTGGATGATTGCGCGGCGACAAGCCTCCACGTTGAATCCGTTGATCGTCGCAACCTCTTCGTCTTTGATAAGTTGGTAAAGCTGTGTTGGGCTGTAGAAGCGGAGACAAGCGGCAACGTCGATGTTCTCCTGCCCGATCTCGGTCTTGCGAGGAATCTTGAAGTCGGACATATCCGTTGCCTTCCATCTCCAATCCCATTCGTCATTGAAAAGCGCAACGCCAACTCCGTGCTTGATGAAAGCATTGCAGAGCTTTAGATATGTCGGAAAGAAGTTGCGCCAAGAACGGATGCAGGCTGTAACCTCTTGAGCAACAACCTGCTCAAGTTCATCGCGCTCGACTTGAGGCCCATAAGTAGTCGGGCAACTAAAGAATGTCTGGGGGGCGTTAATGATGTCCGTGTATCCGGCAAGGGCGGTATCCAAGACTTGCTTGGCGAATCCCCATGAGACGTTGACTCGGTAACCCTGCCCTGCGTTGATAAGGGCGCGTTCGTCGTAGGGTCGCTCGTTGTCGTAAGCCGCGTCAATCTTGCTGCGGTCGAAAGCAGATACGGCATCCGCTCGTCGTAATGTCTCCCAAACCTCATAAGCAGACTTTGCGTCCTTGATTCTTGAGACTGGCGGTTTGCCTGTCTCGGAAATTGTTTCTAAAACATCACTCATTCCTCATCCTTCATGTTGCGTTCCTTGAACATGCTGAAGAAAGATTTGGGTTTTTGCTTGGATTGTTTGCGCTCCTCACGCTCCTCACGCTCCTCAAACTCTTCGGCAATCTGTTCTGCATCTTCAATGGATACTTGTGTTGCTACCTTCATATTATCATCGACATTATTATCAATATTATTGTCCAACAATAACTTGATGAGCGATCCATCCTTGCATCCGTGAACAAGAACAGCGTGTTCGTTGACCGGATTATTGAAATGGACGTCCCAAGCTAGGTTGGCAATGGAATCACATACAATAACGCCATTCTCTTTGCGATAGTTTTTTGTGCGCCAGTTGTTTTGGATTAGCCAAGAGTTTGCCAAGGACGGAACAGTATACCATTGGATGACCGATGACCAATGACGCTGTGTTGCGGAAAGCGAGGACAGCACAGGTGTGGAGCAGATATCGGTCGAGTAGACGCCGACAGGAGCCATACGGCTTCCAGCAATGGATTCAGGCAGAAGTTCCCCGTTGCGTCCCTCGTAGTTGCGTTCTTTGGCTCCAAGGTAGAGAAGCGGTTCTCGTCCTGCTTTGACCGCTCTGGTTGTGTCGTCATAGTATTCCTTATTGAGGATATCTAGCCAATGATCGCAAGTCGGCGTGGTATCCAACTCAAACCAAAGGAACGAATCGTCGTCTCCTTTATTGAGATGATAGCAGGCTTGCTGGAAGTAATGGTTGCAAGCCATCGGCCAACCGTAACCGTTGTCTTTGATAAGCAACTTGTCTACGGTGTAAAACTGATGCTTGATGCGTGAAATAATATCGTCAACAATTGGTTCAACTTCGTGAGACCCCACCACAAGAAGATCGTGATCAGAACCAATCTCGTATTTGTCAAATGCGTCATAAAGGTTTTCTGCGAGGTGACAATCCGACTTTGATACAGGAATAACTAATTTCATTAGAATAACATGGAAAAGATTGCCTTAAACTTGATCGGTCGAGTCGGCTTGCGATCCTCGACAAACTCTTGGCAGTTTACCTGCCGCCAAACGCGGCGAGGCATAAAGAAGCCATACTCATAAATACCGCGAGATATAATAATAACCTTGAACCCCGCACGATCCAACTGGAACTGCGATCCCTTGAGAGAACGCGCAACAGCCAAAGCCAAAGGACTGTTAAGAGGATCGTGCTTAGTGCCGTTGTCATAATCTTCGGGATTTACTTGAATCTCGAAAGTAACATCCTCACGTTTCTCGTCAATGAACTTTTCGGCCTTTGTCTTTTCAAGACCGAGGGTTTGGAGAAGTGTCATACCATTCCGGCTTCGCGTTTCGCTTTTGCGATCTCTTTCTTGAGCCAACCAGTAAAGGTGGTTCCTTTCATCAGCAACCAAGCTCGAAAGAACTTCCAATCGTCCGGCGGGAGCTTGGCAACCGTGCGGTGCTTTTCCTCTTTTGCGTTTGACATGGTGCATAGTTATACACTAACACATACGGACTGCAATAATTATTTTATAGATGACTACGAACGAAGGTGTGAGCGCACCGATCTACGGCGATCCGATTGACGGATACAAGCACAAGTATGGGTTCAACTGGCGCAAGGGAACACACGATCTTGCGATTGAGTTGGCGATGTTCCGCGAGAAGATTTCACGCCGCATTCCAGAAGACATTGGCGGTGTTACAACATTTGAACATTTCAAGGCTATTGCTAAAGCGTTGTGGCCTGAAAAGGATTACAAGTCGGGAGCCAACTTCATTTGGCATCCTTGGGCTGATCGAATGATTGAGGCTTTTTGTAAGCATGATTTTATTGCTATTGCTGGTTCGGGGGGCTTTGGGAAAAGTGAGGCTGCTGCTATATGGGCTATTATCAATTACTTAGCCGATCCAGAGAATACGATTGTTCTCGCCACCTCAACGACAATCAAGGCATCCAAGCAGCGTATCTGGGGCAAGATCGTCAAGTATTGGCAGATTTGCGAGGCGTTGGGATTGCCAGGCAAGCTTGTGGATTCGCTCAATACAATTCGCTATGTTGATGCCAAGGGTAAGGCAAGCAAGGGCGACCTCGCTGGTATCACGCTAATCCCTGGCGAGAAGAAGAAAGAGAAGGACGCCACAGGCAAGATGCAGGGTATCCACCAGAAGAATGTTATCTTCGTTGCTGACGAGTTGTCAGAGCTTTCAGAGGCGATTACAGAGGTTGCCTTCTACAACTTGTCGAAAGGTTGCGAACGCTTTCAATTTATCGGTATTTCCAACCCAGCCTCGTATGTCGATGCGTTTGGCAAGTTCGCCAAGCCTAAAGACGGGTGGGATAGCATTACAGTTGAGGATGACAATTGGGAAACAGAGCGCGGAGTCTGTATTCACTTCGATACGCTCAAGAACCCGAATATGGAACGCGGCAAGAAGGTTTACCCGTGGATGGACGGGCCGGAAGACCTAGAGAAGGTTCCCGCATCGGAGCGCAATACAGCCTCGTATTGGCGAATGTATCGCGGGTTCTGGTGTCCCGCTGGCGTAACAGATCAAATCTACTCCGAGGTCGAGGTTGTTAATGCGAAGGCTTTGGATAAGGCGGTGTGGTTGGATAACGATCTTGTTCGTGTTGCGTTCCTTGATCCGTCATTTACAAACGGCGGGGATAGGGCGATTCTCTACTTCGGAACAGTCGGAAAGCTAACAGAACCCTACGGCTACAAAGGACTGCAATACGACGAGTTTTTGAAGTTTGCGGAGGATGTTACCGACCAATCTTCTACCCGCACCGAGCAGATTGTTCGCTGGTTCCGAGACGAATGCGTAAAGCGTGGCGTTCAACCTCGCAATGCAGGATACGACAAGTCTGGCGCAGGCGGGCCGCTGGGAGATGTTATTTCGATTGCTTGGAGCAAGGATGTTTACGGACTCCAGTTCGGAGGCAAGGCATCCGAGAAACCAGTCTCAGCCTACGATCAGACCCCAGCGCACGAAAGGTATGTAAACGCAGTCTCTGAGATTTGGTATTCGCTCAAGGAATACATGCGAGCCGGACAGATCAAAGGCATCTCCAACGATATGATGCAGGAGATGTGCCAGCGCAAGTTGGACAAGCACGGCGTGAAGGACTTGAACCTTCGCATCAAGGTTATGCCCAAAGCAGAGATGAAGCTAACCTACGGTATGTCGCCCGACATTGCTGACGCCGGAATGGGGCTTCTTGCGCTTTGCAGGGAGCGTCTAGGGCTAGACAGCACAACTGTCACCAAAGCGATTAATACGAACAACAGAGCGGAAAACAAGGGCTGGAAGGAAGCCTTCAGTAAGTTCCGCACAGTTTATCGTTAAACAAGTCCGCGAGCATGAGCCTCGTCTAGCTCTGCTTGAGTCCATTGCTGGGCATACCAAACCTCGTCATCCCAAGGAATTGGTCTTTGCCTGTCTACTCCAAACGAGATGCGTCCGTAAATGTGTGGAGCGTGTTCCTCAAGTTTAACGAACTTGTCTTCTGGAAGCATATCCTTGTCGCTAGGAAGGCACAGATAATCACGAATAAATCCAAGCAAGCACCAATGTTTGATTAGGAATGTTGCTTGAGCGCAAGCCATATACGGAGCCGCAGTCATCTTTGCCCCAAAGACCATTCCTTTATCTCCGCAGTCTTCATACATTCTTTGCGGAACATCACCAAACCACAGGCAATCCGACTCCTTGAATATCAAATCCTTGCCACAACCATATGCGATCATTGCCAGCGTAAGCACAGAGTGTGACCATCCGCACAATCCTTCGCGGTTTTCATGTATACAGTCGCCAACGTGTCCAAGATTGTTGGACAATAAGATGTCGTGATCGGTCTTGCTGCCGTGCGTTGTTGAAATAATGAAGTAATGCCTGCTGTATTTTTCTGTGTTTTGCTTCCACAACTCCAGCATCTTTTCATCCCATTCGCAGCGGCGATGATATCCTGATCCAATGATATAATTCATTCTATCCAACTTCCTTCCCAAAGGTGATACGCTAATGTTTTTTCTGTTGGTGGATGCGGGGTGTCTTCGTGTCCGTATGGGTAAAAAGTGTCAGTTGGTAAAAGTTTTACATCTTCAGTCAAATATGGCTCGATAATATGACATCCCCAAGACGCATCCTTCTTTTGATAATCTCCATAATTATCAAGCATTGCGTTGATCCACGGATGATTTGGGATAGATCCCATTGCGGCATTACAAATAATTCCGTCAGGTTGTCTGGCAACGAATGCTGTATATTGTCGCAACTCGTCAATTGGTCTTACAGGAACAAAATCTAGATCGAAGTAAACACCGCCGTATTTCTTTAGTGCTTTGAGTCTTACAATGTTTGACGACCCCGCTTTTGTTGAATGTTGATATTCAAAGCAATCGCAAAGAAGAATGTTTATCGACTCTTCGTCCCAAAGCTTAACATTCCAAGATGGATTCATCTCCTTCATCTTTGAATGCAGTTCTGCCAAATGGCTTGGCATCTCGCCACCAATCCATATCTGATGGATGATATTCGGAATCATTTTTCTGCCTCTACAACAATTGATTCCATGTCGGCATTGTGATTTCCAATGACCTTCCAATGACCTTCAATATCATTGAACTCCGGATCGTTTGACTGTCTCGCACTATTGAATGTTGGGTTGTTAAATCCTGCGCCATATAAAGCGGCTGCTAGCGTTCCATAAGACCAAACTGTTTTATGCCCGTGATTCACCATTAGGTTCTCAACAGCGGATCGCTTGCAGGCTTTCCCAAATCCAGATTGCCCAAGCCAATTCAAGTAATCTTCGTTAGCAAAATTGTGAATCTTGTCTATTGATGGAACGCAAATGCGAATTCTTCCTCCATCCTTTAAGATGCGATAACATTCCTTAAAGAATCCAAATGCCTCACGCGAATCTGTATGTTCAACAACGTGCTCCGCAAAGACCCTATCGGTTGACTCGTCTGGAAAAGGAAGAGGCTTTGTGATGTCAACTTCGATGTCGTAGTTCTCCCACCCGACAAGCCTGTTTCCGCCGCAACCGAATTGCCTCTTAATCATTGCACAAACCCCCGTATCCACTCCGAGTATCCCATCGTTCCTTCGCATCCTCGTCTTGCGTCAATCACAAGATACTTCTCTACAAAGTCACGCATTGCTTCAACTCTCTGTTTGATTTCACTTTCTGTCATGTTTTGTAGATATTTGACGATATCATTCATATTCGTCGTATCCAAGTTGAATCGTGGAGAGAAGTCGAGTTCCTGACCGAATGGCATTGTCCAATCGTCCAGCCTTACAGGAATTGCACCGAGAAGCATGGATTCAAACAGCCGCATGGATGACGGGCCGTTGCCTCTAGGGCAGAGTGAGAATACAGAGTTCTTTAGCTCGTTGACGTATCCTTCCATCAACTGCGGTCTGCGAGAAGGATCAGTCTTCCACCAGTCAATCCAAGTTAACTGAACGCCTGGCACTTGCATACGATGCCGATTCTTCCAAGTCTGCCGATGCCCACGGAACGAGATACGCTGCGTTCTCCGAAGATCGTAGGTTCCTTGTAAGTAATACGGAATGAAGCGGTCGTATTCATACGGAATATTGAATCCGCAATTTGTTCCGAAGATGTATCCGTAGGGAACAAAGTCTGGAGCCTTGTCGCCTGTAATGATTGCAATAACTCGCTTGTTTAGGTTGCTGATCCTGCCCAAGTCCTCGTTGACTTCGTGACTGTCTCCGACTGTGTGATACCAAACAAAGTCTGCATCGTGCAGCGTCTGGACAATCTCGATGTTTGGATTGTGACCCATGAACCCCTTGTAACCGAAGTGGTGAATCGGCGTGTGGAAGTGCGGAAGCGTGATCTTCACCACCAGTTCCTTCCGTTTGCCGCAAGCCAAGCCGAGGCAAGTCGTTTGTTGTGTTCGTTGCCAGCGCAGCTTCTGTGCTTGAGCCAATGACTGTCGTGCATTTCGTGGTAGATAGCGTTGTGCAGTTCAACTCCACCTGTGCTTCGGACGAGATCACGCATGATCATATCCCACGCTTCCCTGCCTAGCAGCATGTCTGGGAAGAACTGATTGCGCTTGTCCCACCACTCCTTCGTAAACGCAAACAAGTCTGCGCCTGGATACTTGCGCCCCGTTGCACACTCAACTTCATTCAAGATCAACCTGTCGATTCTTCGGAAGTCGTGCCGCTGTGCGTAGCAGGAACCAAAGTTATAACACGCATCTAGGATTTCTCCCGTGATGCCGGGAACAAATCCGATGTCTGCGTTCGCAATGCAGATGATATCTCGCGGGCTGGCTTCCTTGTATGCCTGCTCAATCATATCCCGAATAAACGGAACTGGTGCGTCACCGATGGATGTCCCGTCTCTCGTTGGCTTGAAGTCTATGTGATTCCAAGCCGCAGAAAGCCAGTCTTCGCCGTTTACGCTTTGGTGAGCTAACACTAGCCTCCTCTGCGTTTCTGGATCAACCTCTGCCTTGCAGGAGCGAACAAGGTGTATGTTTGGCAGCGGAGGATTGTCTTCAATTGTAGCAACGATGTCATCAATCTTTTTGATCACATCTGAATAAGGAATGCGAATGTGATGCTTCGGTTTCCAGCTTGATTGATGCCACAATGTATTCTGGTCTGTAACCAAGGCAACTGTGTTTATTATGGATGCAGATGAGAGGTGCAGCGGCGCGGAGTCGATTGCGATCAACGTATGCGCTTCGTCGTATAGCCCAAGCAAATCGTAAAGCCTAGCTGCACGTATGGTAGAGATGTCCACGAAGTTTACGTCCGGCAACCTCTTCGCCAACTCCTGCTTGAGTTCGTGTCCCCAGAAGAACGGACTGGAGTGTCCTTCTAGTGCCAATAGGACGTTCTTTTTGTTGAAAGAAATGTATTGTTTTTTCAACGTTTCTTCTCGTCCAGCGTCTCTATTGTCGAACAATAACTGCTTGCTGTGCGGCGGGATAGGAATCTTCGTGTTGATCCAGATATCCCTGTCAAACGACCAGCCCTTCTGATCGACTCGCATATCTTCCGCGCATACAGCACAGTTGATTACGCGATACTCTGGAAACTGGCGAACTGCCCAGTTGTATGCGTGTGCGGACAGACGGAAATCCTTCTCAAAAACAATCGGTTCGATGTAACTACATCCGTCCAATAATCCCCTGAATTCCGAAGCGACAACCATTTTCACGGGTCTGCCGATGCGATCCGCCTCTTCTTTCAGCGCAGGCAGGATGCAGAGGATGTCTCCCGCTCTGCCCAGCATAACGTAGATATTCTTGTCGCAAATCGGAATGTCTCCCTCTGCGATAAATCCGGTCAGTCGTGTTTGTAGCGGTATGTGCGGCATTGTCTCTGCAACGATGTCCATAAAGATTTCATCCTTCTTGCGATGGTCGCCAGCATCCTTCGCCCATTGAGCCAACTGCCGGATGCAATAGCTCTTCTTGAGCTTGCCGTTGATGGTAAGCCTCCAGTCCCCAGGCGGCGTGGTGTTGATGTCCACGCCGAACTTACTCTTCACAATCCCTCCCGCTTCCAGCAATGCGTGATCTGTCTAAAGTCGTTTTTGAGTTCATCATTCAATCCCGTGTGTTGCACATCCAATGGAACGTGCACCGCAGACCTTAACTCACAAGAGCATACGAGGCAAGCTCCGAGAT